CATCTATGAACTTCTGTCTAAGCCAACACGCTTCTGTATCACAAACATCAGATAAACGCGACTTGAGTGCTTCCCAAATCTCTCTTGAATCATTGCTCTTAATTAACTCATCTGGATGTCTACTATTCCACAAAGTTCTTAATTTTATTAAAGCATCGTGTGAATAGCAAGTATAGTCATTGTTATTATCAGTACTACACGCCAACTTTCGCTTAGTTTGGCCCCGTTTTGCTTTTGATTGAGACGTCTTTGATTTAGTCCTGCTACCTCCCCTATGCTTTCTTGTTCTCTTCATTAATCTTCTCATATTCTGAGGGTATATTTTCTTTCTTCGATATTTTTTTCTTGGACGCGAGCTTGGATGCGCTATTAGTGGTTATCAAGTCTTTCGATTTTACACCTTTTGTCCTGAGCTCGGCTTTTGTTAAATCCACTTTGGTTTCAGGCATCTCTATTTTTACTGAATTACTAGACCATGGATATGACTGGTTTGACGTGTTCCTAATAACATATTTATCCAAAGTAACAGGTATTGTTTTAGTAGCCATTATTTCTTTATTGGCTCTTTCAATTATGTCTTCACTCTCTTTTGCCGAATAAACACGTGTTATTGATGATAACATACCTTGGGATATATCACATAATTCTTGCTGTATACTATCATGTGTGTCTAATACCCTAAAATCTTCTATGATATTCCTGGCAAACACATTCCACGCGTTAATGCTCCCAACGCTAACCTCATTTGGAATATCCTTATTATTAATTAAACTCTTAATTACACTAAAAATGCGTTTACGATAAAACTTGATGTCATTGCGTAATTCTTTTTTTTTCTTAGCATCTTCTGAATTATGTAAATTAAGTAATTCTATCTTTGCTCTTCCAAGTGGATTAGTAAGAAAAGTTAATGTCATCAAATCCATACCACAACCATTGTTTAATGAAATATCACTCATTTTTGTATAAATGGATACAATCGATTATACAAAAGAAACGCATTATCTATATAATTTTTTTGGTAATTATAAGTCTTTCAATTGTTGCCTCGTGTGATTCATAAATAAACCTTTACCAAGATTACAACTGTTAGGATTTACTGGAGCAAAATGTTCTTGCTTCTGAAGAAGATGGAACTGGTTCGGTAAAGTGTTTGACGACTTAGCAACACAAACTTGATACAAGTCACTTGTTGAATTTGGTATATAAGTTGATTGTTCGCAATTCTGTAAAGCAAAGAACTGATTACGCATAGCCGACTCTACATTAATATTTGAGGCAAACCCAGACCATGGAGCTTGCGCAGTGCCTGGATTAAAATTATTAGCTATGTTGTAGGTAGGAAACTTTTGGATTGGTACGCTAGAAGGGATGCGTCGATCATACATAGGCAAGATAGCATATTTAGTAGAAACTGGGCGTATTGAAAAATTTGGCTGTAATGGAGCTGAAGGAACATTGCGTTCAAAAATTCTATTGTCTAATTCTACATTTCGCTCTAAATTACATAACTTATATCCTTCAACTACTCCGTACATTTGATATATACTTTCACGACAATAAAAATTAACAAAAACAGCCTAAAAGCATAAATAGCAAACAGAACAGCAACCATGTGTGGCATATTTGGATTTTTGACCTTTAACTCGGCATTACGCTGGAGGCTTGGTAAAAATGATTGTAAGCAAAAGTTACTTCAGTCAGGCATAGAAGGTTGTAAAAATAGAGGTCCTGAGGGAAGTTGTAGTATCGGAGGGAACTCAACATCTTATGACTTTGGCCTTGGATTCACAAGATTAGCAATTAATAATGTCCAGTCTGATGGTATGCAGCCTTTCACATATAAAGTTACTGAAGACTCTATGGATGGTATTTACTTGGTTTGTAATGGAGAAATTTATAACGCCGACGAGATCTATCAAGAATTAGCACAGTCAAACGATTTACCAGAATTAAATTCTGATTGTAGCATTATTTTGATATTATATAGACTCTTTGGTATACATTATACCTTGAACCGTCTTGATGGTGTGTTCTCGTTTATTATTATTGATACAATCACAGAGCATATGTATATTGCTCGGGATAGACTAGGTATTCGTTCTTCTTATTATGGATATGCTAACATACTACCAGTCTATCGTCAAACAAATAATACCTATGGGCGAACTTATGTTGTTGGTAGCAATCTTCGTCAAACTATCGATTTTTTTAATAACCCAAATGTAATTGAGTTTATCAATCAACGTGATAGTCTGAATATTCAACCTGTTATTCCTGGAACATTTATTGATATTGACTTAGTCAAACAGAAGCATACTATTAATCAGTTTTGGTCTATCTATGGCACACTTGTGCGAAAGCCACAACTAACCACATCTCAATTGACAACAATGTCAACTATCAATTCTTATACTTCTGTGGTAGATAGTTTATATAAAAGTGTGAAAAAGCGTGTAACTACTACTGATAGACCAATATGTTGTCTATTATCTGGAGGTCTTGATAGTAGCCTTATTGCATCAATGGTAGCATCTATTATGGCAGAAAATGGTCATTCACAACGTTTAGAGACCTATAGCATTGGAATACAAGGGTCTGATGACTTGCGTTTTGCTAAAGAAGTAGCTAAGCATATCAAGTCAAACCACAATGAAATTATTGTTACTGCTCAAGAAATGTTTGATGCGATTCCTCAAGTTGTTAGGGCAGTAGAGAGCTATGATACTACAACAATAAGAGCAAGTGTTGGTAATTACTTAGTATGTAAGTTTATTGCTGAGCATAGTGATGCTAAAGTTGTTTTTAATGGAGATGGAGCAGATGAATTAATGGGCGGTTATTTGTATTTTAATGTAATTAATGATAATCAGACTCATGAAAGTGAACGTATGCGTCTTCTAAATCAAATTCACTATTATGATGTCCTTCGTAGTGATAAAACTATTTCAGAGAATGGACTAGAAGCAAGAACCCCATTCTTGGATGTAGAATTTGTAAATACTATGTTTAGTGAGATGAGATTAATGCCTGGTAAGGTTTCTCAGGAAAAATTTTATTTAAGGCAATCAATTGAGAAAGTGCGTCCTGATTTACTTCCTAAGTCAGTTTTATGGCGCCGTAAAGAGGCTTTTAGTGACGGAGTCAGTGGTGCAAATAAGTCTTGGAAGGATGAGATTAATGATATGATAAAGAAATTACCTAAGGTTATTCAAAAACAAATTGATACAGTCTGTATTAATAATTCTGACCTAACACGTGAGCAAGCTTATTATAAACTTTTATTCCAAACAAAGATTTGTAAAGACCAAAACGTATTAGAGGATGGGTTCAAGCAACAATTGGCCACAAGATGGATGCCAAGATTTGTAGAAACAAATGACCCAAGTGCGAGGACATTAGATATCTACTAAATATATATATGGTAGAGGCACTTCATGAAAGACTTTATACATATGGATTGTATACATCATATGTATTATATGCTTTTGTCGCTTTAGGTTTATGGAGTTCTGGAAACAGGACCCTAGATACTTTGGAATTTTTACTAAATTTATATATTTCACTTTTCCTTATTTATAATTTCAATCCTTATAGAAAGCGCCGAGTTAGTCAGTTTGGACGTGGAATAGCTTTTAGCGGCGGTATATTACTTTTGTTAACAAAGGTAATTGACCATTTTGACTTTTTTCAAGAGAAGGACAAAGACGCAGGAGAGACACATACCTTTTTAGACTTTTTATCTGACCTTATTCGGAAATAAACCAAAACGATTTTCTATAAATGTCTTGTATGCCTTTTCGACTTGCGGGATGACTTTCGGCGAGTTCGGCCGGGATTTCGCTGATGACTTGAAAAAAAATCATACATATGCTGAAGCATAAATGTTCCGATTACCTTATCAACTTCTTGTTCTTCAGGTGTTTTTTCAATACCTCGTAAAGAATTAGGATGGTATTTATTTTTTGCTTGTGCCAAACATTCAATCTGTTTATCAGGGTCGGATGGAAAAATACGCTCTAAGCAAAATGAAATAGGCAATCTGTAATGATATGGCTTGATTTTAACATAATAAACATTGTCATGAATCATGCGCGGATGCTCCGCATCATCTATAAAGCATACTTCTGTAGTGCTTGGTAATCTTGAACATCGTATGAAATCATTATATATTTTTTCATGCGAAGTTCGGCTGGGCTCTACTCTTTGGCCATTAACCATAAATGCTGCTACTATGTGGTCAAACACATGTGTATTAAGCCTATATGAAAAATATTTACTAATTGTTTTAGCCCACGCCCGCGGCCCTTGGTTATTTGTATAAATCATAATAGCATCACAATGCTTTTTGCCTCTTTGTTCTACAACATATTCCAATATTTCTAGTATGCCCGGACGGATGAATTCTGGATGTTTATCAATGAGTTTATTGAACTCATCTTGAGTAAGCTTCCTATTCTCATACTCTTCAATTACATCTTTTAAAATGCCAAGTTGTCCAAAAGACCCTAATGTTTCATCCATATCAAACACTACTACTACTGGAGGCTTAGGCATTGATGAATTAATTACTATATAATATAGCAACAAACTAACTAGCACTGACAAGAAAACCATAATTATATAAGAATTTTCCCATATTATTGTTTCAATACTATTGACACATTTAAGGAATATTGATGATGAATTCATATAGAAAAACTATATCTATTTCTATTACCTACAATAAAAATGGAGGTTATTTATATATAGTATTACTCGGATGCCTAAAAAGCTATCGAGAAAGGATTATGAAGCAGTCCTTACATTCTATAGTCTTCCATTTAAGACTACGCAACCATTAAACGAAATAAAAAAAGAAGTTGAAGAGTTAATGTCAAATAAACTATGCCGTTGTATTAAGAAAGTAACGGATCAAGGACATCCAGACGGTGAGAAAAGAGCTATTCCGATTTGCAAGAAGTCCATTTTACACAAGAAAGGGCTCACTGATTCTGGTTTCTCGTGTAAGAAGCATAAACAAATTACATTGCGTAAACGTGGAGGAAAAAAACGAACAACGCGTAAAAAGTGCTCTAAATGATTTTCAAGACTATTTTGCCATTATAAATCATTTGCTTAGATATTCCATTGCTGAAAGAAGAACAGATTCTTGCTGAGTTATCTTTTGAAAAACAAGACATTTATTGAACTCAAATTGAAAAAATCTATTATATGGGTTTTTACATTTTACAACTATATCTTCTTCTGTCGGACACATGTCGCAGACAATACCTCCATTTGTCATATAAACATCTTCCGGATCTCTTAGGTCTATCCACCTTACAAAACAACCATAGTTAAGCGAGTCTAAGTCTTCTATAAAACGATATTCCCGCAACTTTTTATGGATGTCGGCTAATTGTTTTCCATGTAGTCCCAGTCTCTGTAAAACATCGTTTTTTCTTTGCTTAATATCCTGCTTAGTAAGCTTTAGAATACTTTTATTTGATTCGTTATCTACAGCTTTCAGAAGTTTATCTACATCAAGTGGCATTCTAGGTTATACACTACGCTGAAAAATGTTTAAGCTATTCATAATTACTGTCTTACCAACTGTATTGTAAGTCCAGCTAACAGTTTTTGAATTTAATGATGATTTAAAACCATAAATTAGAAAAAATACGATAAACCGCATTGTTTTCACAGCATATATGGTTTGATACATTAAACAAATGTTCTTAAAAATGTATTTTAACAGTTCGCAAGCCTTTTCAAAAAAAAAAATTTTCACTTATTTTCAAAACCCATTTGGAAATTTGGGGATTTTCTTTCTTGAAAAGGAGGATTCTGAATGGGTTTTGGAAAAGGGCGATATTTACATAATATTTTTCATTCTGAGATTGTTACCATTTATGCTTTAAAAAAATAAGATAACTTAACAAATTTTGAGAGCATCATGGTCTCACGAAAAATCGAAAAAATAATATTTTTCATTCTGAGAATGTTACCATTTAGGCTAACAAATTGAAAAATAACTACCATCAAAAATGAGAGCGTTATGGTAAGGGGGCTCAAAAAAAATAATTTTTTCCATTTTTGTAGTGTCTTTTTTTGGAAATTTGTCAAGCTTGCAACTTTTTGTTGCACCGCACCATAAAATGCTTTGTTGATTTTTAGTGATACCTAAAATATGACAGCATTTATGCTGTTGGAAACATTTGGAAACCGTTGCAACTTTTTTTAAAATCGCACCATTTATGGTAAGGGTGTTTTTTGTAAAAAGTTGCGATGAGAGCATAATTATGCTGTGTGGAAACATGGAAACGGCAAACTTAAGGAAAACTGAAAAATATTTTTTTTTGAATTTTAGTTTTCTTGCTTCAGATATTTATTTTGTTGTTTTCGTTGAATCTTAGTTGGACGATTTAAATAAATCTCTATATATTTATTAGCTAATAATGCCGTCTCAAGATTGTCAAACTTTTTTTTGTGAACCATGTAACTACACAACTGAACGTAAATCATCATTTACTAAACATCTTCTTACCAATAAACATCGTAATCAGAACAATAGTACTCAGAGTAAGAAGATAGAAGCAGTATCAAGTGAGGGACCACCAGTGTGTATTTGGTGTGGCAAAATATATGCCAACCGTAGTGGTCTTTGGAAGCATCAGCCAAAGTGTTCGATGTATAACAAACAAGTTACTTCTAATTCAAATGGAGTTCAACGTCAAACAAGTAATATAGAATCAACTAATAGAGATAGCATATCTCACAATGTTTTAGCTCAAATGTTAGACTATTTTCGAGAGAGCGAGAAAAAGCATGACGAACACCGTGTAATGATGGAGCGTCAGTTAATTGCCGAACGTGAACAATGTAAAAAATTAATTAATACTGTTCAAGATATGATTCCAAAACTTGGTAGTTATAATAATAATAATATCAATATTAACGTTTTTCTTCAAGAACACTGTAAGGATGCTCTTAATTTGAAAGATTTTGTAGCATCGCTTCAGATTGAGTTGAATGATGTAACCAGATTTCAAGATAGGTCAGTTCTTGATGCTGTTGGCAATGTATTTGTTAATGGGTTGAGACAATTAGACCTCTACAAAAGGCCTATTCATTGTACAGATCTAAGCTTAGAAACTTTATATATAAAAGAGAATGGGAATTGGGAGAATGAGCATGAAGGAAGAGGTAAATTACGTGGAGCTCTTACAGCAGTAGCTGCTAAACAAAGTAAGGTTTTGGCTGAATGGGAGCGGGCTCATCCTGAATGGAACAAAAATGAAGAATTGACAAATGAATATTTACGTTTGGTAAGAGTGACTACTCATCCTATTGAAGAAAATTCACAAGATGAAAATAGGATAATTCATTCTATTGCGCGAGAAGTAGTAGTTGATATCCCTAAAGGGTAGATATGTTTTACATCTTTAACTAAAGAAGTAAAACTAAATATTTATTTTTACCATGGAGAGCCAAACGGACTTCCCATCTCATTGGCAGCCATAGGCTCATTAGCATCTATAAGAGGTACCATATCATTCTGGTAGAACTGATTAAAATCAGGACTTTGATTTCCCGGTGTCATAGCTGCTGCTTGTGCTGCAGATGCTTGAGACATCATAGGTGGGACAGGCCCTCCTGCAAGGGAACCAAGACCTAGAGTTGAAGTGTTGACAATTGGTGGCTGATTCATCCCACCACTCATGTTATTGCCCGCGATTGGCTGCGATACTTTTACCCCTCCATTTCCCGCTTTACCATTCTTGTTAGTTTTTTGACTAGATGGCTGTGCAGAACGTCCGTCCCATAAATCTAATATACGGTCCATAAGAATCTTAATTTTTTCTCCGAGTCTAGTTTGCATTGTAAGCATAATAACTAGGAAAGGAATTAAGAAATTGACTTCATTGAAGGAGTGATAATCTACTCCACTAAAAGTGGGAATATATCTTACCATTTTGTTTACAAACCAGATAGTTAGGATAAGAAGGACGAGTTGCCCAACCACCTCTGCTACAATCTCTATAGATCCCTTATCTTCATCTTCTTCTGGGATAATATACCCGATTCCCTTTAAAGCAAGTACCGCTGGGATGATTGCAATGATAGTGTATTGCAACATGTTAAAGATTAATGATTTGTTTGTCTCATCAAAGTCAAACACATATTTAAAGAATCCTGTAAATCCTTTGGCATTTGATGGTACATCAGATACTGAATCCATATCTATAAACTACTAAAAGAAATTAAAAGCTTATGTAGTAATTTGTATACAATGGCAGATAGTGAATATAATCAGCTTGTTAAGAGGATTTTTGATGAAGGTGAATGGGTAGAAGGACGGAATGGAAAGACAAAGAGTATTTTTGGTCATATGATGCGATTTGACTTGTCAGATGATAAACTTCCTCTTCTTACTACTAAGAAAGTTGCGTGGAAGACGTGCCTTAAGGAGCTATTATGGTTTTTGAGAGGTAGCACTTCCAATAAAGATCTAAAGACTGAGAATGTTCATATTTGGGATGCAAATGCTTCTCGGGATTTTCTTGATTCTCGTGGTTTGACAAATCTTGCTGAGGATGATTTAGGCCCTGTTTATGGCCATCAATGGCGTCATTTTAATGCTGAATATTATACTTGTGATACTGATTATACAGGGAAAGGGGTTGACCAAGTACAGTATGTGATTGAACAGTTGTCAAACCCTGAGACCCGCACGTCGCGACGTATTATTATGTCTGCTTGGAATCCATGCCAGATTAATCAGATGGCCCTTCCGCCTTGTCATTTATTGTGCCAATTTAAAGTTTCAAGTGATAACCACCTATCTTGCCTTTTGTATCAACGTAGTGGAGATGTAGGACTTGGTGTTCCTTTTAATATTGCTTCTTATTCTTTTCTAACACATATTTTAGCAAGACATTGTGGGCTAAAGGCCAAGTCATTAGTTCATGTTATAGGTGATGCCCATATTTATGATGACCATATTGATGCACTTCAATCTCAGTTGAAGCAAAAACCTACAGATTGTATTCCACGTTTTAACATTTTAGAGGAAAAGGAAGATTTGTACCAATATAATATTGACGATTTTAAAGTTGTTGATTACAAACCTGGTGAGGTTGTAAAAATGACAATGCGTGCGTAATAGATATAAAGTTTTAGTGTAAAGTTGTTATATCTATGAGTAGCTCACAAGCAAATGCTTCTGCCAGAAGGCGCCGCGCCGCACCTCCTCTATCTAACTCTACTATTCCATCCAGAGTAGATGTGCCTAATCGGCAACAACCTTCCTTGAATCCGAATGTTGGTCCCGTAGCTTTACCTATTCCAGGTTCAGTTCAAAATTCAGGTCCAAGACAGCCCCTAACCCCAGCTCAGATGCTTATTGCTCATGAGCGTAGGTTAGCTGAGCTTGAGAATGCTATGCTGGATTCAAATCGAAGAATGCAGGAGGGCATCGCCTCTTTGGGTGTTAGTCAGGATGATGCTGAAGGAGCACCGTGGGATAGTCATATCAGAGAGCTAAGTGAGCGTATTAATGCTATTGATGCTGCAATGAGGGATGAAACCATGGAAGATGCGCCTGAGGATGTGGAATTCTTTAGGAAGAAGGTTGCAGATTTGGAGAAACAATTTATCTCTTTGAAGAGAATGGTGGTTCGTGTTCAGACTTTTGCGATGGAGACTAATTTGACATTGATGAAGTATAAAAATGGAATGGATTCAAAGTTGGCTGCGCGAATTAATTCTGTTCATGAAGGTTATGATGATCGAATGGTAAATGATACCCATGCTTTTCAAGATGATGAGGATCATTCTGAGTCAGGTGAGCAATTAGATGACTCTAACGTAGGATTCTCGGCTTGGGGCGATGAAGCTCATTTAGAGATTGTGGCAGATAAAGAATTTTTAAAGTCTGCTAATGATGGTTTAGCTGAAGAGTAAATAATAGAGCGTAAAAAAAGTCATTAACTTTTGTTATGTTCTATCAGTAATGAATACGGTTTTAGCAATTATAGTTTTCACAATTGTTTTATTTATTTATATTCATATTTATCATCATCTTAAAGTCGGTAATGACTTGGATGTTTATGAGGTAGAATTTCCATCTAAAGATAGGTTCGAGGAAATATGTGGTGTGCGACAGCCTTCTCTGTTTGACTTGACACTTGGTGATCTTAATGAATTGTTTAAGAGAGATAATATATGTGAGCAATACAGTGCTTTTGACGTTAGCATACGTAATTTAGATGAACGTAAATCAGATGAACAGATTTATGTTCCGTTGGCTTTGGGTGTAGCTCAAGAACTAATTAAAAGTGGGACAAAGAATATGCTTTCTGAGAAAAATAATGATTTCCTGGAAGAAACTGGTTTGATTCATCAGATGCGCCATAATGATGGTTTTATCAGACCACCTATGGTTTCAAATTGTAAATATGACTGGTTAGTTGCATCGGAAGGAACACAGACTCCATTTCGCTATGAAGTAAGCTATCGAACATGCTTTGTTGTGAATGAGGGCAATGTAAAGATTAAATTAGCAGCACCCAAGTCGGGTAAATATCTTTATACCAATAAAGACTATAATAACTTTGAATTTAGGAGCCCTATTAATCCATGGGATGTACAGCCACAATATAAAGCTGATTTTAACAAAATTAAGTGTTTAGAATTAAACCTAATACCTGGTAAGGTTTTTTATTTACCAGCTTATTGGTGGTATAGCATAGAATTTGGGTCAGACACAAGCATTTCAATGTTTAGTTACAACACGTACATGAGTAACTTATCAATACTTCATCTTCATTTTATGGCATTTTTACAAAGGAATAATACAAAACATATGTTAGCAAAGGTAACAGAAACAAATATGGAAGAGGCCCCTAGTAATATAAGCAATTAAATGATAGATACTTTTATGTCTCATTAGAAATACTTACTTTATGGATATTTTGGAAAATAGGACCACATTGAACGATTAGGTCACCTTCTTTGTTTGGCGTTGCTGATGGATTATTTCTACTAAGACAATGTTGCTCTTGAACAGAAAATTGGTATTTATTCGAATCAATACTACAACAGAACAGTACTGTTATTTCAGAACAGATTCTATTAACATGTATTGTGCGTAATCTTTTTGGTAAAGAAGAAGATGGTAATAGTAGACATTCGTTATCAAGAGGAACGTGATTGTCAAACGCAATATGTCTTGACCTAGGGGTAGAAGCTATTAATACATTGTCAAACTGCCTTACAACATTTTCATGCTCGTCTATAAAAGATACTATTTTTGGACTGGAATATTTGTCTTTTCTTTTGGCATCGCAACATAAAATACCTCCCATACTTTGTGACTATAAACTCATTAGAAGTTTCTGGTGAGTTTATAGAAAATTGATTTAGGATAAAATAGCTATTTAACTAAGTAGCAATAGTTTGAACTATCTGTGTTATTATTTGTGTTGTCTATTGATTTATCTTATATGTCAAACAACCTCATTCATGTTGGAATTCTTCAATTAGAACATGGTAAGACTTATGGTAGGCAAGTTAAATCTAATGGAAAGCCAGGAAAACTTTATTATGGTATTATACCTGGAAATAAAGATGATGTACCTGTAAAAGTAGCATATGAACCAATAAAATCAAGTTTACATAGTAATATCTGTAATATTCATAAAAATCGCTTTGTATCCTACAAAATTACTCAGTTTCTTGATGGAAATCGGTCTATTGCAATATTGGTTGATAACTATGGGACTGTTGATAACTTGGATGCTTTTATTAAATATCGTCTTCATCTTAAAAATCTTGATATTAAACCAAAGTTTGGTAAGAATCTTTTAGAATTTATTCCCGAGATACGAAAACAAGGAATTGATAGAGTTAATGATGCTGGTAATGTTGAAAATATATCCATTATGACAATAGATCCAGAAGGATGTATGGATATTGATGATGGTGTTGGTTTGACTAAAC